TATTGCCGCCCGCGCGCGGTGGCGCTACAGGCATCCGCCGCACAGGGGTGTAGCTCAGCTGGTTAGAGCGTCGGTCTCCAAAACCGAAGGCCCTCGGTTCGAATCCGAGCTCCCCTGCCATTTACAACGGCCACGTTGTGCCAAACGAGGTCAGAACGCGCCGCAAAGGCGCAAAATCCCTTGCTTTTTGTTGTGCCAAGCGGTGACACTGCTGGCCGTAAAATTGCGGCCAACAAGGGGGCACAGTGCGGGGCATCGCTTTTCGGATTGGGGGCACTGAGTGCTGACCGATCTCGCCTGCCGAACGGCGGTCAAGCGCGACAAGGATTACAAGCTCGCCGACTCGCAGGGCCTGTATCTCTTCGTCACCAAGGCAGGGCACAAATCCTGGCGGTGGAAGTATCGGTTCGGCAAGAAGGAAAAGCGTCTGGTCTTCGGCCCATACCCGGAGATCAGCCTGGCGAAGGCACGAGCCGAACGCGACGCTGCGCGGGAGCGCCTCCGGGCTGGTGTGGATCCGGCGCTGGAGAAGCGACAGCGCGCCGCGGCCGCGGCAACCTCGGGCGATCGTGCCTTTCGCACGCTCGCGGAGATGTGGATCGAGCAGCAGGCGCCGATCTGGTCCGAACGGCACATGAAGATCGTGCAGCGCAACCTGACCCGCGACGTTTACCCGAAGATCGGCTCGACGCCGATCGAAGGGATCACGACGCCGATGGTGCTCGAGATCCTGCGCAACATCGAGGGCCGCGGCGCGATCGAGACGGCACACCGCGTGCGGCAGCACATATCGGCGGTCTTCGTGCTGGCGATCGGGCTGGCGCTGGTATCGGCCGATCCGGCCGAGGTGACGGCCAAGGCGCTGAAGCCCGTCAAGCGCGGGCGCTTCCCGGCCGTGCGATCGATAAAGCAGGCGCGGGCCGTATTGGCGGCGGTCGAGGCGCGCGCCGGCCATCCGACCGTCAAGCTCGCCTCGCGCTTGCTCGCGCTGACGGCGGTTCGCTCGGCCATGGTGCGCATGGCGGAACGGCACGAGTTCGAGGACCTGGACACGGACGAGCCGATCTGGCGCATTCCCGCGGCCAAGATGAAGCTTGCCCAGGAGCAGAAGGACGACCCCGCCTTCGAGTTCGTGGTGCCGCTCTCGCGGCAAGCAGTCGAGACGGTGAAGCTCGCCATGGAGCTTGCCGGCGGCGTCTCGCTGATCTTTCGCAGCATCAGTTCGGGGCGCAAGCCGATCAGCGACAGCACCATCAGCAAGGCCTACCGCGACGCGGACCTGTCGGGAATCCACGTGCCGCACGGCTGGCGATCGACCTTCAGCACGGTGATGAACGAACTCGCCGGCCAGGAGAATCGCATTGGCGATCGCGCAATCATCGATTTGATGCTGGCGCACGTCCAAGGCGGCATCGAGGGCCGCTACAACCGGGCATGGTACATGCCGCGCCGGCGCGAGCTGGCGCAGGAATGGGCGGATATGCTCGTGGAGGGGCTGCCACCCCCTGCGGACCTGTTGGGTATGCGCCGGCACTGACCACACAGGTGCGGGCATGACGGCCCGCGCGATCGGCGAGCTCGCCGCCGGCATCGCCGGGACCAAACGCCCCGTACGGCGCACCTTCGCCCCTGTGCGGCGCAACAGCCGCCACGCCGGCGAATATGAGGTACGTCGATGGAAACAGGACAACGTCTTCGGCGCCGCCGAGCGCCGAGCGCGGTTGAAGGCCGCGAAGAAGTATGACCGCGAGACGAAGGTGCCGGGCAAGCCGTGGGGACAACTCGGACCCAACGGCCTGCAGGTTTATGAGCACGTGCTAAAGGCGCGTGACTACAAAAACGGCCGGTTTGACCAGGCCGCGCAGACGATCGCCAACGCCCTGCGTATCAGCCGCAAGACAGTCCACGCCGCGCTAGCGAGGCTGAAGGCGGTCGGCCTGCTTGACTGGCAGCGACGAACCGAGCCGATCGAAGATCCGGAGCCGTTCGGACCTCAGGTCCGACAGATCTCCAACGCCTATTTCCTGCTGGTGCCGAAATGGCTGCGCTCGATGCTGGGCAAGCTGCTGGCGGAGCCACCCGTACCGATCGACCACGCGTGGGCCCAGGCCGAGGACCGCGCGGCCGTCGGCTCCATGTTAGCAGCGGCCGGCATCGACGCCCGCATCCGCTATCACGTCGACGAGCCAGGCCTAGCGGCCGCACTCCGCCGCTTCGCCGAGACGCGTGCGAGAAGCGAGAACGCGAGTAACGGGGTTACTCTGAATCCCGCTCCAGGAATGAAGGAATAAGGAATGAGCCCGCTTTGGCGGGCTCATGCGCAGATTTGTTTGCTCCCCCAAGGCCGCAACGGCCCCCACTCCCTCCCCCGACAGCCAAGACCCGGCTGTCGGGACCGGGCGGCTGCGCCGCCCAGATGCTCGGCGATGGGGGAGGAGCACGAACCGTGCCACTCCCGCTCGCCCGTTTCGCCTGCCGCTAGGGAAGCGCGATGGGGAAATTCGACACGAGCAGCTCGCCGGCGCACATCGCGCCCTGGTGGCCGCCGATCGTATAGGTCGTTTCGACGCCCAGCTGGTGGAACCCAGCGAAGATCGCCCGCGTCTCCGGGCAATCGTTGATCGTGAGGATGAATTTTCCCGATATCGCCGCGAGCTGCGTCGCCAAGCGCTCAAAATCGGCTGGCGCGAAAACATCAGCGCCATAGTCGTCCTCTGACCCGAAATACGGCGGGTCCAGGAAGAACAACATCCCCGGCCGGTCGTAGCGCGCGATGAACGCGCCAAAGTCGAGCTGCTCGATGACGACGCCGGCGAGGCGCTCGTGCAAATCGGCGATGTCGTTCTCAAGGCGCAGCACATTGAACCGCGCGCCAGCGCGGCTATCGACGCCGAAATTCCGGCTGGCGACCTTACCGCCGAACGCAAGGCGCTGGACATAGAGGAAGCGCGCCGCGCGCTGCAGATCGGTGAGGTGCTGCGGTGGAAGCGCCAGCTGGCGCTGGAATTCGGCTCGGCTGGTGACCAGGCCGCGGACCGTCTCCATGAAAAACGGGTAATGCTCCCGAACCGTACGGAAGAAATTGACGACGTCACCCGACACGTCGTTGATGAATTCGGCCTTCGGCCGGGCGCGCCGGCGCAGGAAGATGCCGCCCATGCCGACGAACGGCTCGGCATAGCCATCGTGTGGCGTCGACTCGACGATGGGGCAGATGCGCCCGGCCAGGTTGCGCTTGCCGCCGATATACCCGGCTGCCGGACGGACAGAATTAACCTCAATAAGACTCGACATTGGTTGGATATTTCTCGCAGATGCCCCCGCCCGTTGCGCGGGTGCGGGGAACGGCCTGGGAAGGCCTTCTTAGGTCGTGGCGAGTGCGAGCTCGTCGGTTTGCCGCGTTGGCGCGCGGCTCCCCCCGCCTCAATCGAGAATGGGTATGATACCCGTTCTCCCGATCGCGCGGGCCGGATCTGTGAAGTCAGTGTGAAGTGAGCAGCTCGGCCCAGGTCTCGAGCAGCTGGCGCCGACGCGCGAGCAACTGGGCGCGATTGTACGCGGCCTCGACCTTTTCCTTGGGCGAATGCGCCAGCGTGCGGTCGATTGCGGCGCGATCGCCATCGCGGCCATGCTCGGCCGCCCATTCATTCATGATGGTGGAAAAGCTGGCGCGCCAGCCGTGCGGCACGTGGCGGCCGGCAAAGGGCGTCGCGCGGATCACCGCGCCGATCGCGCCCTCGCCGATCGGCAGACCGTGACGCCGGCCGGGAAAGACCAGATCGCCGGCGCCGGAGATCTGGCGCAGTCGACGCAACAGCTGCACTGCGGTCGGCGACAGCGGAATCACGTGATCGTGATTCGAATCGAGCTTCTTCGCGCGCTTCAGTTTCATTCGCGCGGCCGGGATGCGCCACAGCGCGTCTGGCGCCCGCGCGTCGGTCGACCAATCGACCCCCTCGAACTCGCTCCACCTCGCCCAGCGCAGCGCCTTCATGCGAACGGTCGTCAGTGCCAGGACCTGGTGCGCGATCGCGGCGATCGTCGTCTCGGCCGCGTCGATCGACGCGAACAGCGCGCGTGCCTGGTTGACCTCGAGGAGCGCGGCATGATGGTCGACCAGCTCGCCGCCGGCGAGCTCGCCGGCCAGTGACGCGGCCGGATCGGTTTCGGCGCGGCCGCGCGCGATCGCGAAGCGAAACACCATCGAGATCCGCTGGCGCAGCCGCTTGGCCGTCTCGGCCGCGCCGGCGATCTCGACGTCCTGGAGAAACTCGAGGATCTCGACCGGGCCGATATCGGCCAGGCGCTTCGCGCCGATCGCGGGGAATACGTGGCGGTCCAGGCTGGCCAGGACATCGCACGAGTGCGCCGGCGACCAGGCTGGGGCGCGCGCCTCGTGCCACTCGCGTGCAGTCTGCTCGAACGTGCGCTCGAGCTCGGCCGAGTGCTGGCGCTCGAGCATCGGATCGACGCCGGCGTTGAGCTGGGCGCGCGCCTGGTCGCAGCGGATCCGCGCATCCGATAGCGAGACGTCGGGATACAGCCCGAACGTCATCAGCTTTTCCTTGCGGCCGAAGCGGTATTTCAGGCGCCAGGACTTCGCGCCGGCGACGGTGACAAACAGGAAGAGGCCGCGCCCGTCCGCAAGCTTATAGGCATGCGATCGCGGCGCCGCGGCTTTCACCGTGGCGTTGGTCAACATATACACCTCGAGGTGATCGTTCGAAGGAACCCAGCGCCGTGATTTTCGGCACCTACCCGTGCTGCGACGGCAGCCTTTGCATCGCGATGCCGGATAAGACGCCGGCTTACTTCCCGGAGGACTGTCCCCATTGCGGCGCGAAGGTTTGGCACCGCTTGAGCCGCGTCGAATCGATGTCGTGGACCGAGGCCGACTTCCTACTCGAGTACGAGGTGGACGCAGAAAATCGGAAGGTCGTCGCCAAGCCGGGCACCGACGCCGAGTTATTCGATAAGCTCAACCGGGGAGCGGTAACGACCTCGTAACTGCGGCACGTCTATGCCCCACGTAGTCAAGCCCGGGCCGGGTCGACCCGGCCGGGCACCAAACACATAATTTAATGTGTTAGAGCGGCGGACACTCCCTCCGCCGCGCAGACACAAAAAAAGGGCGGAATACCGCCCTTTTCTGCGCCGACTTCGATCGGCGATACCCCCACCGATACCCCCAGAAATTATATGGTGCCGCGCTAGCCGGCGATACGCTGCCGAACCTCTTCCTCGGCAACGACATCGTAACGCTGACGGACCAGCGTTGCATACTCCGCGAACGATTCTTCATCGTCGGGGATTTTGGTGGTCATGCCCGCCTGGAGCACGTCAACCGTCGGCGCCTCGATGCCCGGCAATACCGGGCTCAGGTCCGGCACGGTGATCTGAAGTGTCACGTCCTCGCCGATCGTCGCGACAACAACCTTGCCGTCGTGGGAATATTCCCCGACCGGTGCGTCATGCATCATCACCTTGCCGTCGCGAAATTCGACGGTCATCGCCAGATCAGCAGGCGCCTCTGCAACCAAAACCTTCCATTCGCCAGGCAGCACATCTTCAATAGTCATCGCGACTCGCTCCGTGTGTTCCTATTTCGTTCTTATAGGAATTGCGGAGGGGAGTCGAATCAGGCAACGCTCATCAGCTGAGATGGAAAGGGCCCGACTAGGTCCGCCACTTCAGGCCAGGGCGCCGTAAGCCAGCGCTCCTCGTCCTCGCGCAGGAGTATGACAGGCATCGCTTTCGGATGGATCGGCGCGACGATCGCGTTCGGCTCACAAGTCAGGAAAGCGAATTCCATGCCCCGCTCCGGATCGGTGCGCCAGATCCCCGCAAAGCTCGATATCGGTTGGCTAGGTACGCCGAACCAGTGGAGCGGCAATTTCCCGTCGGCGCCGCGGACCGGACCATATTCGCTAAAGGCCGTGAACGGCACGAGGCAGCGTTGCGATGGCCTGGCGAGCGTGCCGCGCCAGAACGGGCTTTCAAGGTTGCGGACATTCGTAACCGGCTTCTCGATCGATGCGACACGCTTGCCCGGTACGACGCGGATGATTCCCCAGGACATGGTGATCGCCTGGCGCATCGCGGTCGCTGGGCCATATTCATGCCGGATGACATAGGCTGGCTTTTTCGGGAAAATGTCGCCGGCCGGGAGCCGGCCACCGTCGCCATAGACGCCGTATCGCTCGGCCATCGTCTCGGGGTCGGCTTCCATTCGATAGCGATTACAGATTGCCGCCTCCTGAGCCGCGAACGCGCCTTCGCGAATCTCGGCCAGGGTCTGCAGCAACTCGGGCGATTCGACCAGACCCACATCCTTCAGAATGGCGAGCCAAGCATCGCGAGCGTCGATGGTTCTCTGGACGGCTCCCATTGTGGCACTCCACGCGCCGGCGTGATGATCAGACAATGCGGCGCGGAACTGACGATACGGTCCAGGGTCACCCCGTCCGCTCGCATAGAGGAACGTCAGGATGGCGATGATCGCCGTGTCGGGTTCGAACGCCGCCCGGTTGGCGCGGTCACGCGCTTGGTCGAGCGCCGCCAATGCATAGATGATCGCCCTATCCTTCGCGAGTCGCATTCCTACATTCTGGAACAAAGGCGGAACGCGGTGCAAGTGGTGGCTATTTCAGCGGGCAGCCGGCCGGCGCCTTTCCGGTCTCGAGCACTGCCGCCGTGCAGCTGCGCTCCAGCCTTACGCCGGCCGCGCGCTCATTGCCGCGCGTCACTGCGCCGATCGCTTCCGCTAGTCGATCGAGCACGGCGGCCAGCCATCCCTTGTCGACCGTGACGAGCTCGCCGGTTTCCGGCTTGCCGATCGGCGTCAGTCGCTCAGCCTGCGTCAGCTTAGGGTCGAGCGTCGGGAGTTTCGGCCGCTCGGTTCGCGCGATCGATGAGGGCGTCAAGGGGTGCTGACAGCCTGCCAGTATCGACGCGAGCGGGAACAGCGCCAGGAGCGGCGCGAGGCGTAGAATTGACCGCATTGTTGATCTCCATGCGCTTGGCGGTGACGACGGCCGTCGTCGAATCGTTCGCTCGGCCGACGGCCGCGCCCACGGCCGCGCTGGTGCCCTGCGCCTGGCGCTCGTCTGCTCGAGCATCCGCGACTCTCTTGGTATGCGCCGCGGCCGCTTTCGCCTGTGCCTTGGTGCCGCCGGCGGCTTCGCCGCGATGATAGATGATTGCGTACACGGCACCAGCGATCGCGATCGCACCGACTATCGGCAAGACCCAAGCGAACAGCCTGGCGGCCCAGCTCGGCCACTTCCAGCCGAGCGCGATCGAGATAAGCCAGCCGATCACAGACCCGTCAGGCACATGGCCCGCTCCCTGGCGCGACGCGAGACCAGGCCCGGCAAGGCGCAGAGGTATCCGCCCGTGGCTCTTCGCGTACAGTTGGCCGCGATCGGCTTGCTCACCGTGATGTTGTGCCAGGGCAGGAAGGCGTCGCATGCCCCATGCCAGTCGCCCGCCTTGAATTTTCGCGCTGCGGTGGATCCGCAATAAGCGGGCACACCGATGTTGAACGTCAGGCGGGTCGCGGCTGCCAGCTGATAAGGATGGCCCGCCAGGCTAGGCGTACAGCGAAGCACGCCCTTCATGTGCTGGTCGGTGTCGTGCTGCAGCTGGTCGGCGCACTGCGCATCTGTTTTGCGCTTGCCGACGACGACGTCGGGACCGGTGTGACCGAAACAGTCGGTCGGGATCCTCGCCGGATCGAAATAGCCGGTGTTACGCTTGCCCTCGTCCGTCTGGAGCGCGCTGGTCGCCAAGCCGAGCGCCATCGAGGCCGCGGCCGCGGCCGACATGACCGCGGCGACGATCGTTTTAGGATCGGCCATTGCCGGTTTCCTCGGGCGTTGGAAGCCGGCGCCAGCGCGCGATCGCGCGCTGGACGGTCTTCGTTTCATAGATCCTGATCAGCGTCCAGACTAGCGATGCTCCGGCGGCGATCGCCGGCAGCGCCTGGAATAGGGAGCCGAGGACGACGACGATCGACAGGCCGTCGACCGTCACCTTGGTGGCGTCGAGTGACATGGGTTGGTCTTTCAGTTGGGGACCGGTGGGCCGTCGAGCTTGCTCTCGGCGGCGACCCCCTTCGCATGAGCAAAGGATGGGATAGGTCCAGATCGGACGGTATATTTGTCTTTTCCAAAGATGTGCGGCTGGCTATTGGTCGCCGATGGGATGGGTATTCCGATGGCTGGCCGACACGTGCCGCGCTGCTTGGGGTTCACCCGGCCAATGTCATTTCTGTGGTCGCAAGTTCGACAGCACGGAAGCGGGAGAATGCTCGGAGTGTCAGAGCATCACCGCCCAGTAACTTCGAAAGCGCGGATCACACGAATGTCTCGGTACGATCGTCAACGGGAACGCAAACGCTTCATAATTCTCGCAGCGGTAGTGGTTGCCTTCGTTGCGGTGTTTTACCTCTGGGGACGTAATGCCAACGACGGGTTTTCTACTATTGACCAGTCCTCAAGCACGAGCGGCCAGTTTTGATGGGGTGTCGATGGTAAACCGTATCCCAGATGCGACCGGCTGGATCAGCGAGACGGGCCAAGTCATCTCGTACAATCTTACCCCGCACGCATGCATTGCCTCCCTGGCAATCCTTGCTCTGGGGTTTTTGATCGTGCAGCTTCTGCCTCGTGCGCCATCAGACTGGGAAGATGACGGCCTATAGGCGTCACACGTTGGCTCCGATGAAGTCCGCGACGATATTGCCAAAGATGTCGCCATTACCGGTCAGCACACCGCTTCCCGAAAAATGCGTCCCGTCGCTCTTGTAGAAGCCCATGTTCGCCCATTTGAGGCGCGGGCCGAGAACATCGGGCATGGCGTTGATCGTCACCCCGAAAGCATAGGCCGCCTTGTACAGCAGCCAATTGAAACGGTCCTGCGTCGCCTGCGGTATTGTGCCAGGAGCTGTGGGCGGATCGCCTGAGACCATAACATCGCCGAAGACCAAGGCTTGCGCGACGATGGTCTGAATCGAGGACGTATAGATCGTCTCGTCAGTGCCGCCGCTTGCGTCGTTGGTCACGGCTTCGAGATGAAGGAAGTCGATCCCGACGAGGGTTCCGAGCAAACGGATGACGGCCAGCACGCTATTCTCGGCCGCGCCCGCGTTCATCGCGTCGAGCGCCAGTGTGACCGCCGTGCGCAACGTCGTGCCGCCGTTGATGCAAAGGACCGAGCGGGACAAGCTGTCGCGCTCCAGGCCTCCAATTAGGGTTTTCGGAAGCGCGTCGTTGCTGGTGTAGGTAAATGTGTTCGAACCGCGAACGACGCCGTCCGCGGGCCCCAAGGTCGCCGCGCGGGCGCCTATCGACTTGATCGTCGTTGGCGTGCTGACGGTCTGCGAAATGCTGACCTGATACGTACCCGCGCCACCGGCCGGACCAGTGAGCTGCTTGATGATCGTCGTGCCGGCGGCCGCTCCAACGAGAACGTCGCCGGCCTGGAGGTATCCACTCGCGACCGCCGACACCGTCATCGTCGTCGTGGCGATCGTCGCCGTATAGGCCGTCTCGCCCGCGGCCGTCTTGCTGTGCCCGTTTCCGTCGGTGAAGGTCCAGCTCCCGTAGCCGGGGAACGTCCAATACAGGAAGTGATAGGTGTCGGTGGTGCCGGGTGCGGCGTCGGTTACCGTCGCGCCGCTGGTCGAGGTCTTCGGAGGCGCGCCGCCAAGCGTTACGCCATACGGGGACCACCCAGCGGAGTACGTGATGCGCTCGGGATAGTAGACGCTTGCCCCGGCGTTCGGCGGAGAGTTGTTGTTGCAGAGCCACCCGGCCAGGCGAGCCGGGATGCCGTATTGCGACGTCAACCGGGCGGCGACTTTTGCGGGCATACTGTTTCGGTGGGGGTCGGTGCCCGGCTCGACGCCAGCGGTGTGGCTAGTGCCGGGGAAGAGGAAAATGCTGTCGCGGGTGTTCGCCCGCACCGCGGCAACGCCCGTCTTCGCGTTGGGGAGAGCGTTGCCAGGCAGCGCCTGGCGGTAAAGCTTGGCGGCCGAGTTGGCGTAGCTCGGGATCGGCGTGGCGGTATATTGATCGAACAGCGCCCGGTCGCTGACGCGGTCGTTCGCGGTCCGCCACTTGATCCGCTTGATCCAACCGCCCAGACACTGCTGCCCAGAAGCCAAGCCGCCGATCGTAGCCGCGGCGACCGCCGTGCCGTTGTTGAACGCGACAGCATCGGCGACCGGGATGATGTCGCCCGCCCCGAACGTCGACGAACCTGCGCTCCAGGCAAAGCCGAGTTTCTGGCTGCTGCCCGCTCCGGTATTCCACGCCTGGTTGGCCATGGTCGTGCTAACCGCTGCGCCGCGGTAAGCCATGCTTGCAGTACCATTGATCGCTACGCTCGAGCTACCTGCGCTAAATCCCACCAGACCCGGATTGCGCCCGAAGCCGGTCTGAGTTTCGATGCGGGAGATCTCGAACACGAAGGACCCGGCCGAGGCTTGAAAGGCGGCAAGCAACGCGCCGGCCGTCTGCGAATAATCCCAGTCACGCGTAACCGCCGTGCCTGCCGTGATGATCAGCGGCGTTGCGATCGAGTTCTGCATGAACGAGACGTTGGGATTGTATTCGACCTGGCAGACGTTCCAGGTTCCCGCGCCAGAGTGGGTCACGCTGATGTTACCGGCGGTCGTGATATTCAGCACTTGCGGGACGCCGGACGTCAGCGGGCCGAATCCGGTGCCCACCGCCCCATTCGCGGCTGTCGTCACGGTAACGCCGGGAGCGAAATGCGCCCAGACGATAACCTTCGCGACAGGGACAGCGATGCTCGGCTGGTCGACCGGCGCGGTGGAATTGAGAAACACATTCCGCGACTGCGGCATCCACATCGTGCCGAGATCGGCTCGACGGATAGGCTGACCCGCAGAAAAGGTCTGGTAAGCCGAGCCAGGCGCATCATGATAACAGAGGTTCGTCGCCAGCGCTGTCGCCGGGTTGGCCCGGGTGATGGGCATCAGCGTCGACGGATACGCTGCGTTCGACGTCAGATCGTAATGGGACCAACCGGCATTGACGTCGGCAACTGCGCCGAGCGGCCAAGCCGTCGCACTCTTCGGGCCGTAAGTCAGGCCGGAGGATTGGTCGTAGTAGTATGCACCAGTCGTACCGAGGTTATTAGCGGGCAAGCCGGTGCCGACCAGGAGGATCCCGGCGCCTGCAGGCACACTCGCGGCGCTCGCGGCGGCCGCCGTCGCCGAAATTGCTGCCGCTGCGGCGCTGGCAGGGGCTTGGGCAATAAGTGACGACGCGCCCAACGCCAGGTCGGCCGCGACGATCGCGATCTTGCTGGCGGCGCCGAGCAGTAGGTCGGCCGCCACGGCTGCGATCTTGCTTCCAGTGCCGAGCACCATATCCGCAGCCACGGCGATGAACCCCGCGTCCGCGAGAAGAGAATTGACCCAGCCCTTCGCGGACTTTGTCCCGGCTCCGCCCGGCGCGCCAGTGCCTTCGGCCCAATTCTGGGCGGTATCGGCTGCGTCGACAGCAGTCTGTACGAACTGCGCCACCAGGTCGATGCCCTCGATCGAGACCAGGACGTCCTGGTCATCGATCGTGACGATCGCGCCGTCCACTGCGCCGGTGCCTGCTGCGGATCCGCCGATGATGAACGGGCCCTCGAGGTACCGCTGCTCAACGCCTCCCGGTGGCGTGACGTCGAGGCACCAGACATATTCGAGGTCCGTGCCGAGCTCGGCCGGAAGCGGCAGCGCCGCCATATCGGCCGCCGCGATCGTCAGCTCATAGCTGGTTTCGATCACGCCATCGACGGTCGCGCTGCCAACCAGGTGCAGACCCGTGACGCCGGCGCCGACGCCGTTGGGCAGCGAGATCTCCGGGTGCGCCGGATTGTTATCCCAATTCTGCAGCACCACACCCGAAAGCACCGCGCCCGTCAGGTTTGGCCCGCGAAAAGTGATCGGCAAGACGAGCGCGTTGGTTCGCGTGCCGCGAAGCGGCAGCGTGGCAGTTTTGATCATTTCGGAGTTTCCTTCGGCCCGATCTACAGAAGATCCGGGTCCATCACCTTGTTGTGGCTGAGCACGCCGAGGGTCGCGTCGGCAGAAGGGAGCAGCATGTACGTGTGCGCGTCCTCGACGGTAATGACGCGCACCTGGCCGGCCCCGATCGCCTCCGCGTTCGGCAGGCTGGCCATCATTCGCCAGGCGTCATTGCGATCCCAGAGATGGTCGGCTGACGTCCGATATGTCGATCCATTGATCTCGGCCGAGTAGAGTTGGCTATCGATCGTCGAGATCGCGGACACGCGATACCAGCCCCAAATGCCGGTGAGTTCGTGCCGCGCCCACACCATGTCGTCGACGGCCAGGTCGGCAACGGACTTCGCGCCGGCGTGCTGCGTGACCACGTACATATCGAGCGCCGGACAGCCGCCGCCACCGCCGCCACCGCCTCCCGGTGTGGATCCACCGCCCGAGATCGGTACATCGACGAAGCCGAGAAAATGCCGATAGGGAGCGCTCGAGGTATTGGACGCATTGGCTAGGCTGGTCGTCGCGTAATAGGTCGGGGCGGGATCGCCCAGCGTCTCATCGTCAAAATAGACGTAATAGCGGGTGCCGAGGGTGAGGCCGGTGATGACCGCGCCGGCGCGATCGACATCGACGTCGGTACCGGGATAATCCCAGCTATGATCGGCAACCGTGATCTTGCCAAAGCCGCCGCCGGCATCGGCGCCGACCAGCAAGTCCGTGGAGCATTTCACGATGCCGAGGCGGATCCGCGACGACGTCTGCCCGATTGTCTCGAGCGAGCCGGCGACGACTGGGCCCAGGATCAGGCGATCGCCAAGGACACCGCGCACGCGGTACCGGATCGACACTTCGTATTGGGTGCCAGGCGCGACCGCCGTGACGACCTTTTGTACCAGGTGCGACGTGTCCATGCCGTCGCCGATCCAATTGTCGTCGACGCCGGCGCCGGCTACATAGGCCCGGTGATCGAACAGGACCGCGTCGGCACTGGGGTTGGCGACCGTCCCGCTGATCGTCAGCGCCGGGATCGATCCGCCATCGGACGACAGGGTTGCGCCGCTAAGCGACCAGTCGCCGCTCCCAGGGGCCGCGACCGAATCGTCATAGGCCAAGCTCGCGGTCGGGGGTGCGGATCCCGTCAGACCCAGCGCGAACGCGTGCTTGCCATCGGTTTCGGAGATCACGGTGAAGGTGACCGTTCCAGTCTGAGGATCCATGTTGCGGCCGGTAATGACGACCTTGAGAACGAAGCCGTCCTCCGGCTCGAAAGTCACGCAATCGCCGATTCGGTAATTCATCCAGACGGGCTTGAGGGGCATCGATCCCGGCCCGGCTTCGCGCGCATCGCAGATATCGTATGCAGCAAGCTGGGCGGCTTGGTCGACTTGCTGGACTAGCGAGTAGTTGATCTCCTTGGTCCGCTCGTCGCCGTCCATAGCGACATAGTCCGCCACGCTGACCGCCGCGGCCGCAACGACCTCCCAATCATGCGCTTCGCTGCGGTAATTCGGAATAACGGTGTTGATCCTGGAGCGCCGCGGCTGCGTCCCTGCGAACGAACACTCGCCGACGATATCCTCCCGCGAAATGGTCGCAAGGCTCACGCGCGGAGCCCTGTTGACGCAGCTGATCACGCCGCCGACGAGCACCGGCTGCGCGCCCCCGGCCTGGAGCATCGATTTCAGGCTGTTCCACGGCGTGTCGGGACGCGTCGTGACCTGACCGCCGATCTTCCAGCCGCGCGCGTCGTTCAGGTTGGCGCCCTCAACGAAGCTCGCGACGTCGATCGACGCGATCGGCGCGCCGATCCCAGCAACCCGCACACCGTTCTGCCAGCGGCCGAGGGCCCAGGTCAGACCGTGCAGATGCGGGTTTTCCGACCAGACATAGGTGCTCTCTACGCCCGCCCTGCAGGTGCCCGAGCCGCCGGGATAGGTGCTGTCGAGCCGCGGGTCGTAAACCAGCGCGCCCTTCACGATCCACCCGGGCTGCGGTTCCGCGGTCAACCCATTCTTGCTCTTGGAATCGTAGACGAACGTGTTCATTGCCGCAGCGAGACCGCTGAGCTTGTGCGCCGACGTCCAGCCTGGCGGCGATCCGATTGGCGGCGCGAGCGCCGAAAACTCCGGACAAGCGCCGAGCTGCGTCACCTGATAGATCTGGTTGTGATAGGTGAGGATGGCGTTGCCACCGACGAAGCCGACCGTCGTGCGGTTCATGAAGGTGGCGTCGATCGACTGGAACGGGCCGATGCCAAGCACCGTCACGAAGGTCTCATACTTGTTGTTGTCGCCGTGGCCGCGGCGATAGACGATATTGCCCGAGATGAGCGTGCGTCCCATCACGTAGGGCAGCCCGGCATAGGGATCTGCTTTCCATTTGGTCTGGGAGCCGCCCTGCGATGGCTTGGGCGTCAGCAAGGCGCTCGCGACATAAAGCCCGGCTGATACCGCGAACAACGTGCCGGCCGAGACGCCGATACCAAACGATAATACGCTGGAAAGGGGCATGCCGATGGCCAACCCGATGCCGGTGAAGGCCAGGGCCACTGCGCCGACCACCAGCGCCGCGATCTTCAGAACTTTTGCCATCAGGGATCGACGCTCCAGGCCGCCTCAATCTGAACCGGCTGAAGGACGGTCGCGCCAGGGGTGTCCTCGTGAAAGCCGAGGATCCTGCCATTGCCTAGGCAAATAGCGATCGCGCCGAGCCCGCTGTCGGCCGGCAACGCCATGATGTCCCCGACGAGCGCGCTCGCCCCCACGACACGCGGGTATCGGGCATCGAGCGCTTCAATCAGAGAGTTGTGTCCAAAGCGTCGGATGGCCCGCTTCGCGCCGAGAGCCGTTTTGTATGGGCCGACTTTGGCCAGCCCGACGTCGTGGCCGAGCGCGCGGAGATGAAACGCGACCATCTTCGCGCAATCGAACTTACCCCAGGCAAACGGCTTGTCGATGAATTGATCGAGCGTCGCCTGGGCTGCATCGCGCCGCCTGATGAGCGGGTGCGTCAGGTCCTCGACCATGTCATGCCCCCCATGTTTGGCAAGTTGGTGCGCGTCTGGATCTGCGTCATGTCGAGCTTTTGGCCCCACGGCACCCAGGTCTCGACGTCGGTGACGAATCCGAGCCCCAGCTCGCCC